CCGCTCTCCCCCGGAACAACCTTGTAATCCACCTCCAGCCAAGCCCGCGAAAATCGCGCCCCCCGATTCGTCTGATCCCGCTCATACTCCACGTTGACCAGGTTCTTCCCCGCCTCCGGCTCCAGAATCGCCATGCTCACATGTTGCTCCCCGCCCCCGTCTATCGCCCCCTCCGCCGAATTCGCCACGATCTCCCCGCCGACGTAGCTGTCGCTCGAACTCCCCCCATCCGTCCAACCCCCGTCCTCCCCATCCAACCGTCCCGGCGCCACCGCCGCCGAAACCTCCCGCACCACCGGCAACTCCGCCAGGTCGATATATGTCCGGCCCCCCTCCACCGCCACTGTCCCCGTCACCGCCTTCCCCGCCACCAAAACCTCAACCGCCGCCTCATCCGCCAAATTGTTACACCCATGATCCGCCACCACAAACCGGTAGCTCGCCAGCACCTCCCGCGCCACACTCCCGTCCGAATGATCCGCCGCCGTCGTCCCGCTATAGCCCCTCACCGCCGGCGACGCCGCAGTCCCGAAACTCCGGTTCACAACGTCAACCGCCTGATACAAGATCTTCTCATCCCCGATCTGGATCGTCCCCGCCGTCGGCCAACCCCCAACGTCGTCCACGTAAATGATCGTCTCCTCCGCCACCAGCGACCCGTCCAACTTCGCCGTCCGCCCCGCCGTCACCGCGTAGCACGGACAACCCTCCACCAGCCCCCAGATCCGCGGAATGATTTTCCCATATGAACCCTCCGGCGCGCTCGGAAACTCCGTCGCCGTGATCGGCGTCCCCACCACCCGCGTCCCTCGCGCCGCCGCCCAATCCACGCAGGCCAGCGTCGCCACCCCCGAGATCAGCGTCCATGAATCCAGCGCGAACGTCCCCAAAGTGATCCAATCCGTTGTCGCCAACGCCCCCGTCGCCGGCTTGAACGCCGCATACGCCGTCACCCGCGTCCCCTGCGCCGAAACCAAATCCTCAAGAATTGTGTCAACCGGATATTCCGCGTCCGCGTCCATCTGCACGTCGAACTCCGCCGCCCCCGACGCGCTCTCCGGCTTCAACCCCAACGGCAGCGTCCGCGTCAGCGACGGAAATCCCAGCAGGATCCGCTCCACCTCAACCCCCGGATCCGGCGCGAAGTCCCGTTCCGCGTAATACCTCGTCCCCACCGGCGCCGGCCACTCCACCCCGATCCACCGGTAGATCGTCATCCCCAGTGCCAGTCTCGCCGCATCCTGTCCCGGACTCAGCTCCTTCAACTCCGCGCCTCCCCGTTTTCCGTCCCTTCTGTCCTTTCCGTCCCTGCCTCTCCATCCGATTCAGGCACGTATGCCGGCCGTGCCGTTTCAAACCATCGATGGACCGGCGCCTTCAGCCCCAATCGCGCCGCCGATGCGCGACTAGTCGCGCAGACCTGTCCCTCGCCCAACTCTGCGCGGCTCACTCGCGCATTCCTGTCCCCATCCATCTTCATCCCTTTGGTCCTTGCTGCGCGACTAGCTCGCGCATAATTGTCCTTTTCATCCCTGGCTGCGCGGTTTGCCGCGCATCTCCGTCCGTGTTCGTCCATGTCCGTCCCCGCGCGGCTTGCCCGCGTGTTTGTCCGTGTCCGTCCCCGCGCGGCTTGCCCGCGCGTTTGTCCGTGTCCGTCCCCGCGCGGCTTGCCCGCGCGTTTGTCCGTGTCCGTCCCCGCGCGGCTTGCCCGCGTGTTTGTCCGTGTCCGTCCCCGCGCGGCTTGCCCGCGCGTTTGTCCGTGTCCATCCCTCTCTGTTCCCCCCCTGCTCAGCTATCCACATAGCTATCCCACGCCACCACAAACACCCCCACCTCCCACCTCCCAATCGTCGGCGCCGATCCCTGCCTCACCTCCATCGTCAAATCCGCCCCCGCGATCCGCGCCTCCGCCACCTTTCCCGCCGCGTCCTGCCAATCCCAATAGCTCAACGCAAACGACTTCGCCCCATCATCCCGATAAGTTACCAAGAAATCTCGCCACGTCTTATAATCCGCCGCCATCCCCGGCCCGAACCCCAGCCGCAGCACCTCCACCCCATCCGCCTCGTTCACCGACCACACCGTCCCGCCGCGGCTCACCTGCGGCCGCGTCCCCGTCTGCCGCGTCCGCTGCCACCTATCGTTAGCGTCGACCGAGAAGGCCGCCGACTGCGTCGCCTTCCAGACCTTCGCATTTGATCCCTTGCTCTCATTCGCCCCATACGTCACCGTGATCGTGTTCGTCTCCTTGCTTAGCACCGGCCCCACGTATTGCTTCCCCGTCCCATCGCTCTTCGAGATCCAAATCCGATTCCCCACCACGAACGTGTGTCCATTCACCGTAAAGGTCGCATCCCCCGCCCCAATTGGCGCGTCCGCCGTCTCCTCCCCCGACCGGCCATAGCTCACAACCGTTCTATACGGCCCCGCGCTCGCCATCTCTCCGCGCCTCCGCGCCTCTGCGCGCCAAATCAGTTCTGCCCTTTGCCTTCCGCGTTCTGCCCTCTGCCCTTTGCCTTTTGCCCTTCCCTATGGCCGCGCCAGCATCGCCGCCGCGCTCACGCCCCCCAGCTTCAACCCGTCATTCACCGCCTGCGCCACCCGCTTCGCGAACGTCTCCGGACTTTCCCCCGCCGTCCCCGCCACATGCACACTCACTTGTATCCCCTGCCCCACCGCCGAATTGCTCGCGCCCCACTCGCTGCCGGCCGAAGCTTTCGCCCCCGAACGTGCGCCGATGTTCATCCCAGGGTTTATGACTCCTCCCGACATCAGGCTCGCCATCCACGCCGGCAACACTGGGACCCGGATCCCATCGATCCGTCTCTGAATGTAGTCGAAAAACGCGCCGATCGGGTTCTGCAGCGCGTTCAACGTCATGGCCCATTTCGCCGGATCGAACATCGCCTTCTTTATCTTCTCGAAAGCGTCGATCGCCTCCGCAATCCCCCATTCCTTCAGCGCGCTCATCTTCGTTTGGACCCAATTCGACAACGCTCCCATCCATTCCCGTATCTTCCCGATCGGGTCTCTCAGAAACTCAATCGTCCCCACGATGAACCTCGTCACCGCCTCCCAAACACTGACGAAGAACGCCTTGACGCTCCCCATCGCCCCCGCGATCGCTTTCCACGACTTGTCCACCAAACTGCCAAAGTCGATTTGCTCCAAACTCTTGCGGATGGCCGGTATCCGTGTGAACGCGATATCCTGCAGAATCGGCGCCAGCGACGGCGCGATCCGCGCCACGATGTCCGTCCACAGGCCCCATAGGCTCGATTTGACCTGCTGGATCGAATCGTCCAGCCAATTCAAATTCACCGCCTTCCAGGCGCTCGCCGCCACGCCGAACTCCTGCGCCTGCCTCGCCAAATCCGCAAGGGCGCCCGCGTTCATCGTCAGAATCGGAAGCATGTCCAGCGCGCCCCGCCCAAAGACATCCTGCGCCAGCGCCATTCGCTCCATCGGATCCGGCAGCGCCGAAATCGCCCGTGCGAACCGCCAGAACATCTCTTCCGGCTTCATCCCCTGAAGTTCCCCCACCGACACGCCGAGCCGGTCGAGCGTGCGCACGCCCTCCTCCGTCCCCATGCGCGCCGCGTCCACCGCGTTCGCCATCGAGCGCATCGACGTTTGCAGATCCCCAATCGACGCGCCTGTCAGCTTCGCCATATACTGCAAGGTTCCGAGCGCCTCCGTCGACATGCCCGTCTTCGCCGAAAGATTCAGCAACGCGCTGCCCCACGCCGCCGCCTGCTGAATCGCATAGCTCAAGGCCCCGCCGGCGATCCACGTCTTCAGCGAGCCGAAGAACCCCCAGGCCGCCGAAAGCGCCCCCTTCATCGCCCCCCCGACTTTCTGGCCGAAATTCGCAAACGCCGCCCCGGCCTTTGACATTAGAGACTGATTCCCCGCGGCGAAATTCGTGATCTCGCCCTGCGCCTTCGCCAGATCCGCCTTCAGCGAATCCATCTTCGCGTAGATCTCAACAAACGCCTCGCTCAGTTTCCAAGCCATCGCCCTTCTCCTCTGCGTCTCTGCGCCTCTGCGCGAGACCCTTTATCTCTTCGGCCCCCTCAATCCCCTCGCCCGCGCCAGCGCCATCATCTCCTCGGTTGACCTTTGCCTTTTGCCTTCTGCCCCTGCGCGGCTTGCCGCGCAGCTTTGCCCTTCCTTTCCCCCCAACAACTTCCCCATCCCCTCCAAATACACCCCCACCGCCCCCATCGGCAGCCGCAGAACCTCTTCTCGTCCCATCCCCAAATAATGCCCAAACGCGGCGAAAATCACTCCCCAATCAACGTCCCCGCGATCTCCGCCGCCCCCAAGTTTTTTCTCTCGCTCTCCCCCCCCGTCAGCCTCCGCACCAATCCTTCCATTTCCCCAAACGTCACCAGCCCGCCAACCTCCTCCAACGTCAGTCCTGGCCGGCGCCGCGACAGCGCCCGCCACACCAAATACTCCACCGCCCACGCTTCCTGCTTCAGATCCGCCTTCCGATCCTCCGTCCGCGGTTCCTTCTCCTTCTCATCCAGCGCCTTGCACAACTCCGCCCCGGCCACCCCCGCCTCCCTCAAAATCGCCGAGTATTCCGCCAGCGTCTCCTTTCGCTCCTTCCGCGCCCGCCGGTTCGCCTCCTCCTCCAGCGCCGCGAAATCCCCCACCGTCAACTGCGACACCACAAACACCTGCCGCCCGATCACCATCTCTTCCGTCCCGCTCGCCATCTCCGCCAATCCACTCATCTCATCCCTCCTCTGCGTCTCTGCGCCTCTGCGCGAGATTCTCTTCTTCCCTATTCCTACCACCCTTCCACAAACAACCCCTCCGTCCCCTGCATCTCGATCGGCTCATTGATCACCTTGCCCACCTCCACCTCTCCCACCTCGCACGAAGTTATGATCCCCCATCCCTCCAGCCGCTTATCGTTCCCTTCATCCGCATACAGCGTCGCGATGCCCCGCGTCCCCAGCCGCGCGCCCAGCCCCAACTCCGTCCAGTGTCGTTCCGCCGTCGCCGTCCACACCGTGTCGCCGAGAATATATTGCCGCGTCGAATCCCCGAAACCCGTCACATCCACCGCCGCCGACGACCATTTCAGATTCCACTGGAAAAAACCCTCCACCGCCGGCGACGCCAGCGTGTAGTAAGTGTAATCCGCCGTCACCGCCACCCCGTTCCCCGGCGCCGTCACAAAGATAATATGCCCCTGCACTGACACCGTATACGCCGTCTTCGACTGCGCCACACCCGCCAGGTAAACCGTCACCGCGTCCACCAGCGGATGATCCAGATCGAATTCTTTATTGCTGCCGTTTCCCGTCCCGACCGCCTCGCCCACCACCGGCGTCCCGTCCGTCTCGCACAACCGAAACGCCCCAACCGATCCCGTCAGCTCAGCCATCCCGCCGCCTCCCTCTGCGCGACTTGCTCGCGCATCGTTGTCCCTGCGCGGCAAGCCGCGCAGATTCGTCCCTGTCAGTCCGTGTCAGTCCGTTCTGCGCGGCTTGCCCACGCAGACTTGCCCGCGCAGACTCTGCGCCTCCGCGCCTCTGCGCGAGAACCCGCCCTACCCAATGTCCAGCGCGCCCGATCCCTGGAACGTCACCGCCACCGGGATAGCTTTCCCAACCTCCACCTCCCCGATGTCCACGGTCGTCACGATGATGCTCCCCCCATACGTCCGCCCCGTTGTCGCCGTGAATGTCGCCGTCGCCGCCGCCGCCCCCGGCGCCACCAGCTTCGTCGTCCCGTCCAGCACAGCGCCATACGATCCGGACCACTCCTTGATCCCCGACGGAATGAACGATCTGTTCCCCGCCGCGCCGTCCACAAAATCCGTCACATCCTCCGCCGCGCTGGAATACTTGATCGTCCATTTGTTCACGTTCGCCGCATATCCCGTCGCGAACGTCACCGATCCCAAACTCCCCGTCACTTCCGCCATCGCCCTTCTCCTTTTCTGCGCGGCTCGTCCGCGCATCCGTTTCTGTGTCTCTCCGCCTCCTCCGCGCGTCTGCGCGGCTTGCCGCGCATCCTTGCTCGCGCATCGTGAGGCCCTGCTCTCAACTCTTCTGCGCCCGCACCCGATATCTCGTCCAGCAATGCCATTCCCCCTCCGCCCCCTCTTCCCCCTGCGCCTCCCGCAACACCACGATGCAGCTCCACCCGCTCACCGACAGCGCCGCCCAATCATAAAGCGCCGTCACCGCCGCCAATAGCGTCTCCGCCTCCGTCCGTTCTTGCGATTTCGAGAACACCGAAAACTGAACCGTCACCCATCGCCGTTCACCCGGCCCGAACACCCAGTCCAGCGCGTCCGAGATGATGTGGTATCTCACAAACGGCGGCTCGACCCGCGACGGCGACCGCTGGTAAAACAACCCATTCGCCAGCGCCCGCGCCGACGCCCCGCCGGCCCCCGCCCAAAGCGCCTCGATCCCATCGCACAGCGCCTTCACCTCTGCGCCTCCGTGCCTCTGTGTGAGGCCCTCTTCGTCCTCTCACTCCGCCCCGCCCCACCCTTCCCTCAACGCCCGTTCCACCTCCGCATTGCCTTCCAGCGCCGGCTCCAGCGTTGGCCGCGGCGCCGCCCGACTCGTTCCCAAAAACAGCTGCTTCGCGATCCCCTTCGTCGCCGGCCCCGCCCCGATCCGCACCGCCGG